GAAGGTGGAGATACATTTATGACCCCAGCCACCACGCCTCCAGCAGGCATTGACGCAGTACCACCAGAACGATGAAAACAACTCAAGTAACCGTAGGCACAACGCCAACACTTGTCGTGAACGGAGATGACCAGAATCGGTACATCTATCTACAAATTGTCGATAGCGCCACGATTTATGTCGGTGATAGCACCGTCAGCACAAGCAACGGTATGCCGCTAGAAAAGCACAGCGCTCCACATGAGTTCTTTCTGCCAATCAAACAGAAGATGTACGCAATCGTCACATCCCAGGTCGGTTCCGCAGACTTGCGTATCTTGACACCTGATGTGGACTAGAAGTGCCGTACACCGTTACCGATTCCGCGAATGGCTGTTTAGGCTGGGCAGTAGTCAAAGAAGGCGAGAACACACCTATACCTGGCGGTTGCCACACGACGCGAGCAGATGCGATTGCGCACATGGTCGCAGTAGAGGCCGCTTACCAAGATGGAGAACAGTCATCAAGCGTTAGTGAAAGCGATGATGCAGAATCGCGACAGGCCGTGAACCTGATTGCCCCAGCGTTCATGAAGGCTTCCGCGAGGCGTGGCCTCCGTTTACACGAAGAAGGTTTCAGCGGCGATGGCTTGAAGCCGCAAACAGTTGAAGACGCGAGGAAGATGGCTGAAGGAGTGGCGTTATCTGAAGATAAGTGGCGTCGCATAGCACCGTGGATAGCGCGCCATATCGTTGACCTTGACGCTGTTCAGGGTGATGAGATTACGGCTGGCCTTGTGGCGATGTTGTTGTGGGGTGGCGGTAGTAGTAAGGCTTCAGCGCGCCGCGCCCAGGCTTACGCTGAACGCCTCGTAGCGAGGCTTGATGAAGAGAAGCGTTACGACGAGAATCAGCCGCGCGACCCAGACGGCAAATTTGGTTCAGGTGGTGGCGGAAGTGATGATGATGAGGAGTTTGAAGAAGATTTCAACACGATGATGTTGCCAGATGATGGTGATGACACACCTGATGAGTGGCTTGATGTTGAGGCTGGTACGGGTGATTCAGCCAGAATTGATGAGAGCAAAGTCATTGACCGACAAGCCGACTATGTCGCAGACTTATCAGAAGACCAACTTCAAGCCATTGACTTATATACGGGTTCAGAGTTTGAACTTATAAATGATTACATGAGGGAAAGTCGGTTCACCAACCCTGATGACGAACTTGAAGAAACGATAAATAGATTAGAAGCAACTATCGCGGATGCGCCATCCCTATCAAATGCACAACTCGTTTATCGTGGTGCCAGCCTGCAAACTTTCGGCGTAAACAGCATTGGAGAATTAGAACTCAAACTCGGAGAATCGTTTCAAGATGATGCCTTCATTAGTACCTCTTTCAGGGAACAGGTCGCTGATGACTTCGCTGACAGGCCTGATGAGATAGTGATTGAGATGCGTTTGCCTGCAGGCACTTCTGGCCTGGCGGTTAGCACTATGTCATACAACTATCAAGAATCTGAGTTGATTCTCCTGCCAGGCCAAATGAGGTTGGTCGGCATACGCGATGAACGCCATGTTGTCGTTGAGTATGGCGAATGATGAACATCATGCCTGGTATTCTGTTAGGCTCACACCATGAGTAAGAAGAAGTTCGTCTATTCCAAAGACACCAAACTGAAGCCTGTCGAGAAGGATGAGCGTTCCGTTCAATCACAGGATGTGGAAGTTCGTCACGCTGGTTGGGTTTCTCGTGAGCGTGATGGCCGTTCAGTTGCTTACACGAACCTTGAATTACGCGCTCTTGAAGATAAGAACACACTCATTGGTTATGCCGCTGTCTTTGATTCACCTAGCGAGCCGATGCCGTTCATTGAGTATGTGCGTCGTGGCGCGTTCTCCAAGACCTTGAATGATGGCGCTGATGTGCGCCTGCTGATTGACCATGAAGGCGTTCCCCTGGCTCGCACCAAGTCTGGCACCCTGGCGTTAGAGGAAGATGAGCGTGGCCTCCGCGTTGAGGCAGAACTTGACCCAGCGAATCCAGACGCCATGCGAGTGCTGTCGGCCATGCGCCGCGGTGACCTGTCGCAGATGTCGTTCGCGTTCCGAACCGTCAAGGATTCCTATAACTCTGACCGTAGCGTTCGCGAGTTGAAAGAAGTTCAACTGTTTGATGTCTCCATCGTGACCTTCCCAGCATATGAGGAAACGGTTGCCGAGTTGCGAAGCCGTAATGAAACGGCTATTGTTGAAGTCGCGAATACCACCCTGCTTCGTAAGAACCAGGTGCTAATCGCGAAACATAAACAGCCGTAGCGAATCTCAGCCAACACTGTTCCATCACAACTACGAACCTTCGGGAGCGCAAATGAAATACTCAGAGACACTCATCAGCAAGCGTGGCAAGGCACTTGAAATGGCCGAGTCCATCGTTACCACCGCGCAGGAATTGAAGCGCGAACTGTCACCAGAAGAAGACAAGATGGTGAGCGAGAAACTTGAAGAGGTCAAGGAACTTGACGAGCAGATTCGCAAGCACAAGGAACTTGAAGAGCGTTCCGCCCATGCCGCGGAAGTGCGCGCCGAGACCAAGATTGACACCGCAGTAGCAGTGGTCAAGTCTGAGCCACGCACCTACTCCGCTGACAGCAAGCACTCGTTCATTCGTGATGCTTACGCCGCGCAGTTCAACAACGACTTCTCGGCCGCTGAGCGCCTTTCGCGCCACATGAACGAAGAGCGCGTTGAGCGTCGTGATGTCACCAGCGCGAACTTCGCTGGCCTCGTCGTGCCGCAATACTTGACCAATCTGGCCGCACCTTTCGCACGCGCTGGCCGCCCACTCGCTGATGCCGCTCGTAAGCATGCTCTGCCTGCGGCTGGCCTCACGCTGAACATCTCGCGAGTTACCACGGGTTCGTCCGTGGCCGCGCAGACCGAAGGCGCAGCAGTGTCCGAAACCAACATGGATGACACGCTCTTGACCATTGATGTCAAGACCTACGCTGGCCAGCAGAATGTTTCGCGTCAGGCTCTTGAGCGTGGCACGGGCATTGACTCGTTGGTGATGGCTGACCTGGTTAGCGCATACCACACGACGCTGGATGCGGCAGTCGTGGATGAAGTGAAGGTCGGCAACGGCAACTCCGTGACCTACACGGATGCTTCACCAAGCGTCGGTGAGTTGTACCCGAAGTTGCTGGATGCCATCCAGAAGATTCAGACCTCGTTCTTCGCTGGTCCGAACATCATCGTGATGCACCCTCGCCGCCTGGCCTTCATCTTGGCCGCGCTGGACAACAGCAACCGCCCACTCGCAGTACCGACACCGAATGGTCCATTCAACGCAGTTGCGACGGGCGCTTCCTCGGTGGTGTACGGCAACAGCGGTTACAGCATCGCAGGATTGCCTGTCTTGACTGACGCGAATGTTCCTACGAACCTCAACGGTGACCAGGATGCCATCTACATCGGTAACACGCAGGAACTCCACCTGTGGGAAGAAGGCGATGGCTCCCCGATGATGCTCCGCTTTGAGCAACCAAAGGGTGCAGAACTTGATGTCCAGATGATTGTCTATGGCTACTCGGCCGTGACGGTTCGCCGTTACCCGAAGTCGTGGGCTGAAATCATCGGCTCTGGCCTCGCGGCACCAACCTTCTAATCGCCTACCAACAGCGCGGCACTTTCACCTGATGAGGGTGGGGTGCCGCGTTGCGGTATTATCTCAGGTCGGAGGTTCTCATGGACAAGCGCGCAACACTCATACATTCGTTGAAGCAGGAACGGCTCGGTTACCTGCGTCGTGGCCTCCACAATCGTGTAGCGGCCATTGATGAAGTGTTGGCTGGCCTCGGGGTGCGTGAACTCGCGGCAGTTGAACCAGAAGTAGAAACAGCCACCGTTACGAAAGGCAAGCGGCGCAAGAAGACTGAGAGTCGCTGATGGCTATCACGAACGGTTACTGCACCTTGAATGAACTCAAGGCGGCGTTGCGTATCACCGATAACACGGATAACACGCTTCTTGAGAACGCAATTGAAGGCGCTTCACGCCGTATTGATGGTTACTGCGGTAGATACTTCTATCAGCAAAACGCTACGGTAAAACTGTTCGCTCGCGATATTCAAGCGGTGTTCTTGCGTGATGATTTGGTATCAGTCACGACCCTGGCTACGGATGACGCTGGTGACCAAACCTTCAGCACCGTGTGGACTGCTGGCACGGATTACTCGCTTGAACCATACGACGCGAACCTTCTCGGTATTCCGTACTTCCGTATCACCGCAGTAGGCGGTAAGACATTCCCTATTTTCACGGTTCCACCGTTGCCTGGCGTGAGCGTGACTGGCGTGTGGGGTTATCCGTCAATCCCTGATGATGTGCGTGAAGCGTGTGTGCTGTTGGCGGCGCGTGGATTCGCGAGGTATAACGCGGCTCTCGGCGTGGTTGGCTTCGGTGATATGGCGCTTCAGGTGCGAGCCGTTGACCCTGATGTGCGTGACTTCTTGAATCGTTATGTGAAGATGGGTATCGGCTGATGGCCGCTACCGCAACGCAGGTCTTGACAGGCCTGAAGAATCGCCTGGCCACTATCTCAGGTTTGCGAACCTTCTCGTATCAGCCATCACAAATCAATCCACCTATCGCCTTCCCTGTCATCAACCAGGTGAACTACCACCGTGCGATGGGCGGCGGCCTCGTGGTCTTTGATTGCGTCGTGTATGTAATCGTTGGTAGGTACACGGATGATAGGGCGAATCAAGACCTTGATGACTATTTGGCGTTCTCTGGCGCGAAGTCGCTACGCGCCGCGATTGAAGCCGATGAGACTCTCGGTGGCGTGGCGCAAAGCCTTACGGTTGCCTCATCAACTGATATCACTTCAGTCAGCCAGGGTGATGCAGAATTCCTTCAGATAGCAACACAAGTGACTGTGAACGGCTAAGATGTACGGCATGAAACAGTTCAAGGTGATTTCAAGCAGACTCGCGAACTTCTCAGCAGGCGCAACCGTGAGCGAAGATGACCTCGCAGGTGCTAATGTGGAGGCGCTACTTAGCGGCGGCCACATCGCTGAAGTCGGTAGCAAGTTCAGTAAGAAAGACAACGACAAACAACCGAAGGTTGAGGAATAAGACATGGCCATCATCGCGTTCAAGAATGTTCAGATTCTCATCAACGATGTAGATTTGAGTGACCGTTCAAACGCAGTCACGCTGACCTACGAAGTTGAGCAGCAAGACGCAACCGTAATGGGCGGCAACCGTGCGTTCGTCGGTGGTATCCAGAACAACACCGTTGAAGTCACCCTGTACCAGGACTTTGATGCTTCGGAAGTTGAAGCGACCATCTTCCCACTCGTCGGAACCACCACCAGCATCTCGCTGAAGCCACAAAAGGGTGTCGCCACTTCGGCAACTAACCCTGGCTACTCAATCGTGGGTGCTTACCTGGCTTCGCACACGCCGATTGCGGCTGGCGATGTCGGTTCCACTTCACCGATTACGCTGACCTTCACGGGCGGAACGCTTACCAAGAGCCTCTCGTAATCATCTTCAATAACCGATAGGAGGAGTGATATGAAGATTGAGTTGAAAGTCAAGTTCATCAACGGGCAGACCGCTGATGTGGACGCGTTGTTCCCTGACTTCATAGCCTTTGAGAAAGAGCGTCGCCGTAGCGTCGTGAAACTTGAGGCCGATATGCAACTGACTGACCTCGCATGGTTGGCGTGGCATAGCGAGAAGCGACGCGGTGGAACGAACTTGAAGTTTGAACCTGATTGGGTATCAACCGTTGAGGCCGTTGAGGTGCGCGACGAGGGAAAAGCCCAGGCTTAGTCGCTGAACGCGAATCAGCGCATTGGCAAATCGCTGGACTTGCTTGCGAAACAGGGATAGCGCCACAACTACTTCTTGACGCTGGCGATGAGATGATTGCCGCGATGTTCTCTTATCTGCAATGGCGAGCGGAGAAGATGAATCGTAGGAAGCACTAAGATGGGCGGTTATGGCGGAGTTGTCTAGCAAATACCATTGGAATATCAAGGTAGATGCCACGATGTTGAAGTCGTTGCTTGATGACCTGCGTTCTTACGATAAAGATTTATATAAGGAAGTGACCAAGGCGCTGGTTCAGTCAGCGGCTCCTATCGCTACCGCGGTTGGTTCAGCGTTCCCTGGGAAGCCACCGTTGGAGTTCTGGCATGAAACGAATCGGCGCCGCGGTAAGGCGCGTATGCCTGGCTATAACGCGATGAATGTACGGCGAGGCGTGAAGGCCGTGGTGCCACGCCCGAAGGGATTTCAAGGCGCACGGTTCCGTACGGTTGGTATCTTGCGGCTTCAGCAGATGAACGCGGCTGGCCAGGTTTATGATGTGGCTGGTTC